AGCCGGGGAGGGTATGGTATAATATAGGACGTTCCGTGGTGATACCCGCCATGTGATACACCTCCTTCTGGCGCGGGGAGATTCGAGCGCGAGTTCGGGTCTCCTCTAACACTTTTCAGGAGGGACATGATAAAATACGAACCTGCCCGCATGAGCGAGCCAACCAAGAAGAGGGCCAAGGACGAGGTGGTGAGCGCTATCGGGAATTCTACGGAGACGGACGGCCTGGTGCGCAACGATGCCGCCAAGACCGTCAAGCACCTGCTCGGCGAGAAGGCCGCTAGGATGTTCGGGGACACGCTGGAAGACTTGCGGGCCAACCCGCAGCAGTTCAGCATGGTGTTCAAGGACAAGGGGCTGAGGATGAAGGCGCTCGGCGCCATCAGCGAGAAGGCTCGGGTGACCGACTTTCCCACGGAGGCCGCGACCGTCTACGAGGAGTTCTCGCAGTACATGGAGTATTGCGAGACGTTCTTCATACCACCGAGCTTAGGCATGTTCGCCGTCTGGTGCGGCACGAACATCGACGATTTCAACAAGCACATGAAAGCGTATCGCACATCGAGGCCCGACGTAGCGTCGGCGCTGGAGGTGTGCAAGGAGACGCTGCGCGGGTTTCTGGAAAGCAAGGCGGTGGACGGGGACATTGCTCCCGCCGTGTACCTGCACCAGAACAAGGCGTATTTCGACGCTGTGGAAACGTCCACGGTGCGTCATGAATCGACATCGGATCAGCATGTGCGCGACTCTGCGGCCATCGCGGAGGTCATCGACCTGATACCGGAGGAGATCAAACGGATGGCAACGTCGGATGAATGAGGCGCTGGCCGTGTCGTTTTGGAGCAGTGACAAACTGCCCTGACGCTGGGGCGTATAATACAGCGTGGATGGGGTTGGTGGGAATTAACTGAGTCGATCTGCCGTGTGCAGAAACGATACCGGTCACAGGCTTGCGGGGGCGGCCTGTCCTGATGGCGTGATATATCCGCTGGCTGCCGCATGCAAAAGCCCCCCTGATATTTTCCGGTAGTTCAACGGTAGAACATCGGGTTTTGGCCCCGACGATGAGTGTTCGATTCGCTCCCGGAAAGCCATGCCGCTGTATGCTGCTATGGAGACAGCTCGGGCTGTAAACCCGCACTTTATAGATTTTTAGGTTCGATTCCTTTCAGCGGCACCATTGAAATTTTTACCCCTGTGGCTTACCATGGGGGTATTTTTTATGCTATAATGCAATCTACAAGGAAAGGAGAACTATGAACATTGACCTAATGGATTCGACCCCGAACCCTATCGACCTGATCTCCATGGCGATGGGTACGTGCTATGCGAAGGACAACGCAAGCGAGCTGCGCGTGAAACGCGCGTACGCGGCCAACCACATGAGCGTGTTCGAGCACGCCAAGTTCACGGTGAGGATCAGCGGGGTGTCGAGGGCGCTCACCCATCAGCTGGTGCGCCACCGCATGGCCAGCTATTGCCAGGAATCGCAGCGCTACGTGAAGCTGGACACCGAGGGTGACGCTTGGTACGTCATCCCCGACACCATACGCCTGACCGACCAGCTGGAGCAGTATGTGGGCACCATGCGGGCTTGCGGGGAGGCGTACCGCAAGATGCTCGAAGACGGCGTTCCCGCCGAGGATGCGCGCTACGTCCTGCCGAACTCGTGCAAGACCACCATCGTCATGACGATGAATCTGCGGGAGTTCTTCGCGTTTCTGGCGCTCAGGCAGGATTCCCATGCACAATGGGAGATTCGAGCGCTGGCCGATGCAATCGAGGAGACGCTGCGCGGCTTCGACATGCAATGGGCGTGGCTACTCGATCTGAGGAAAACAGCCGGTGGTAGGCGTTGACGTTGGTTACTGGATATGGTATAATGTGAACAGTCCTCCTTTTCTCAGGAAACAAGTGCTCCGCAGCATATACGTTGTGGGGCACTTGCTGTCTGAGCTAGGAGAACGTACAAATGTCCGGAAGGAGAAACATGCACGATATTGACGATGTATACGAGATTTTGGACACTGCCACGTTCGCACAGTCCGAGGAGTCGGACATGAAGAGATCGAACGCAAACGTCAACACAGACAGCCCTATGGGGGCTATGCTGACGTACGGCTCTGAGGTCGCTCGCCTGTGGGTCGACGATACGGTGCTCCCGCCGTACGTGAAAGAGGCGGTGGACGATAACATCATATACATACATGATAAAGACTTTTACGGGTTGACCATGACGTGCTGCCAGATCGACCTGAGCCAGCTGTTCGAGCACGGCTTCAACACGGGACACGGGCGCATCAGGCCTCCCAAGTCGATAGGCACGGCGGCTGCTTTGGCTTGCATCGCCATACAGTCCAACCAGAACGACATGTTCGGCGGTCAGTCTGTTCCGGCGTTCGATTATTATCTGGCACCGTACGTGAAGATGACCTACGAGAAGAACGTGGCTGAGCTTAACCGCTTGGCGTCAGCGTTCGGAGGCAAGCCCGACCAGTATTCGCGGGTACCCGAGTTCGCGTGGAACAAGACCGTGGAGCAGACAGACCAGGCCATGGAGGCGCTGGTTCACAACCTGAACACCATGCATTCACGCGCTGGGGCGCAGGTGCCGTTCTCCAGCTTGAACTACGGCACGGACACGTCGAGGTGGGGCCGGCAGGTCATATACAGTTTGCTCAAAGCCACGCATCGGGGTATGGGAAACGGGGAAACGCCCATCTTCCCGGTTCAAATCTTCAAGATCAAGGAAGGTGTGAACTACAACCCGGAGGATCCGAACTACGACTTGTTCCAACTGGCTATGCGAGTGAGCGCCGAGCGCTTGTTCCCGAACTTCTCGTTCATGGACTCGCCGTACAACGCGCAGTATCTCAAACGAGACGAGGACGGGCACATCGACCCGGACACCGAGGTGGCCTACATGGGGTGCCGTACGCGCGTCATGGCCAACGTCAACGGGCCTGAGACCACAAGCGGAAGGGGCAACCTCAGCTTCACCTCCGTGAACCTGGTGCGTTGCGCGCTCGAAAGCAAGGGATCGTTTGACATTTTCTTGAAGAACGTGTATGATGCTTGCACGATTGCACGCGATCAGCTGTTGCACCGATTCGAGATTCAGAAGCACAGGCATGTTTACAACTATCCGTTCTTGATGGGGAACGGGGTGTACCTTGACTCGGGTGACCTTGAATGGGATGACGAAATCGAAAGCGCTCTCGTGCATGGAACGCTCTCAATCGGATTCATCGGACTCGCCGAGGCGATGTTCTGCATCTTCGGACAGCATCACGGAGAGTCTGACGCAGTGTGGAGGCACGCTTTCGACACAGTTAGATTTATGCGCGACTTCTGCGATCGAGAATCTGAGGAACATAGACTTAATTTCTCTTTGCTTGCAACGCCAGCCGAGGGGTTAAGTGGTAAATTCGTTGTGAAGGATAAGGAAAAGTTCGGTGAGATTCCAGGTGTCACGGACAAAGACTACTACACCAACTCCTTCCATGTCCCCGTTTATTACAACATTGGAGTTGCCGAGAAGATTGAGAAGGAAGCACCGTTTCATTCCCTATGCAACGCCGGACATATTACGTATGTTGAGCTGGATGGAGACACAACGAACAACCTCTCAGCGTTCGAGACGATTGTTCGGCACATGCATGATTGCGGCATTGGGTATGGTGCTATCAATCATCCTGTGGATCGCGATCCGATTTGCGGTTATCGGGGTGTGATTTACGATACGTGCCCGTGTTGCGGGCGTAAAGAGTTCGAAGCAGTACCAATGGAAAAAAGGAGCGATATATGCCTGAGATGATCAACGGCAACATGAGCCTGACCGGTTTTCATCATGATGTGGATTCCGACAAGAAGACTACCACGTTCGAGAGTGCGGAGATCATCGATGAGTAAGAGCGTTGAAGAGAAGTACGGCAAGGGCGTTGGTTTTGAACGTATCCGTAGGATTACAGGCTACCTTGTTGGCTCTACTGACCGATGGAACGATGCAAAGCGGGCTGAGCTGAAAGACCGCGTTAAGCATACCTAAAAAAAAAGACCCCATAACGGGGTCTTTTCTTTTATATGCTAAGTTCGTCAAGGTGATGGCCTCGATAATGCTCACCGTATTCCATGAGCTTTACGATGGCGTTCCCGATTTCCTGATCGCATTCGAGATATGCGCGCCAGCATGCGCGGCAATCGCAATCAGGGCATTCGCGTCCTTCGTACATGGTGTTGTTATAATCGAACGGAGGCGGGCAGATAAGCGCCGCATCGTAAACAAGATCAAGCAGGTGACCGAGACGTTCGTCATCGATCATTTGTACCTTATTGGACATAATTCTCCTTTCTTCACTTGACATTTTACCATAAACAAAGTATAATAGCAATAAGTTTCTGAAAAAAAATCAATATCGAAAAGGAGATGTTGCATGGTTGCTAAAGCGGAACACCTCGCCTTTGAGGGCGAGATTAAGACGTACAAGCTGATGCTCACCGAGATTACGGAGTAAATATGAACTGGATTCTACGATTCAAGAACAAGACAACCCTCGTGGCTCTCATCGCTGCGGTGGTCGCATTCGTCTATCAAGGTTTTGCTCTGTTCGGATTCGTTCCTGCTATTTCGTCCGAGGCGATCATCGAGTGGGCCGGTCTCGCGGTCAACATCCTCGTGATTCTCGGCATCGTGGTCGATCCCACGACGAACGGCGTTAAGGATAGCGATCAGGCGATGAATTACGAGGAGCCTCGAAAAGACGCATAGGAAGGAGCGATATGGCAGACAATACCCCTGTGCAAGATGCTGAGCTGAAAATCATCCGCGAAACGGATAACTCGGCTCGTGAAGCGGACGGCGTTCAGCCGCCCCAAGACAACAAGCCGCTCGAACTGAGCGTGGACGGCAAGCCTGTTGATGTTAAGTTCGGAGGCGATGCTTAATGGCTACGCCTCAACAGGTCATCGAAGTCGCTGCATCCCAGATCGGCATCAGCGGCACCAACAACAAGTTCAACCAATGGTACTGGGGCCATCCCTGCTACGATGCGGGAGTTTATCCCTGGTGCGCGGCGTTCCAGTCCTGGGTCGCAGATCAGGTAGGCGGGCTTGGGTACAGTTACTCGGCCAGCGTGTCGGGTATCTGCAACCAGCTCGTGCGCGTGGCCGACGAGGATGCTCGTCCCGGAGACTACGTGATGTTCAACTGGGACGGTCGTTCCGACACCGGTTGGGCCGATCACATCGGTCTGATCGAATGGAGCGACATTACCGGCTCCGGTTACTTCGGCACCATCGAGGGCAACACCGACGGAGCTGCTGGCGGCCTGTGCGCTCGTCGCACCCGCTACAACTACACCAGCTACTTCACGGCGTTCTACCGCCCTGTGTACGACGGTGTTCCGGTACCTACGCCGAATCCTTCGCTTCCCACTCTGGACATGCCCCAGATCAAGTACCGCGTGTACGCTGACGGAGGCTGGCTTCCGGAAATGATCGACCGTCATGACACTGGCGGTTCGTCCGACACTTATGCTGGCAACGGCAAGCCTATCCAATACCTGGCTATGGATTTCCCTGGTTGGTACCAGGTTCGCACCAAGGCCAACGGTTGGCTCCCCCGTGTCTATCGATACGACGTTAACGACCTTGAAAACGGCTGTGCCGGTGACGGGTCTGAGATCACAGGCGTTCGGTGCTATTACGATACCCCCGATCCGAACAAGACCGGTTGGATTCGAATCCGGTACGCCGTGGCGAACGTCGGCGGTGATTTCTTCGCTGAAATGGAAGATGACATTCAAGACGTATACGGCGACGATTACGCCGGTAACGGCGGGGTCATCAGCGCGTTCTACGCGTATCCTGTAAGGATTTAACATGAACGACCAGCTGAAAAGCCAAATCGACATTTTGCAGAAAAGTATCTCGCTCTCTGAGAGTCACTATGACAAACTAGTGATGTTGGATGCGCTGCGGTCGGCTTGGCTGTTGGCTGGGGATAATGCGAACGCAGAGATCGTCGCCTGTGACTTTAACGAGCAGGCGACGATTTTCTTGCGTGAGCAGGGTGCTACGCTAGAGCAGAAGGAAGACGTTCTTCAAAAGATGTTCGACGCGTACGTCACGCTTGCGCCCAATGACTTTCATTCGTTTCTCATGGCGCTTGAATGGGAGCGCGACCCGTCCGAGCGTTTCTACCAACCGCGACTGTCAATACTCAGACCTATCACTAATGACATGTCTGATATGATCGTCAAGGACAAATACGATATGATGATGCTTTCCATGCCTCCAGGCACAGGAAAGTCTACATTGGGCCTGTTCTACTTGATGTGGGTGATTGGGCGCGAGCCTGATAAATGTAACCTTGCTATCGGCTATTCAACGCCTATGGCCAAATCGTTTTTCAGTCGTGTAGGCTCTATTGATGAAAGTCTCGATTACACATATCATAAGATTTTCCCCAAGCTGACTAGAATATACACTTCTGCAAAGGAATTGGAATACGATTTTTCCAACAACCAGGCAGACGTTAAAAAGCCGTTCTCCTCTCTCACCTGTGCGTCCGTAGGAGGCTCCCTGACGGGTCGTACCCGTTGCGAGCGACTACTTTACTGCGACGATTTGGTTGAGGGCGCAGAAACGGCCATGTCGCCTCTGCGGCTTGAAAAACTGTGGGAGCTGTACAACTCCAATGCTCGTTCCCGTAAAAAGGACGGATGCAAGGAGCTGCACATCGGAACGCGCTGGTCGCTCAACGATCCTATCGGAAAGCTGACGGCGATCTACGGCGAGAAGTCTCGTTGCAAGATCATATCGCTTCCTGCTCTCGATGAGAACGACGAATCGAATTTCGACTACGGATACGGCGTAGGATTTTCCACGGCGATGTACCATGACCTACGTTTGACGCAGAACACCATCGCTTGGAACGCGCTGTACATGCAGCGTCCTATCGAGGCCGAAGGGCTTCTGTTCCCTGTGGACACGCTGCGCCGATACTCGATTGACGATATTGATCTGCACCACAATGCACCTGATGACATATTCGCTTTCTGCGACGTTGCGTTCGGCGGTTCAGACTACCTGTCCATGCCTATCATGGCGCAATGGGGAACCGACCCGCCGCTTGTGCTGGATGTTGTGTTCATGCGAGGTTCGTATGAGCGCACGCAACCAGCGGTCGTAGGCAAGATCGCACAATGGGGAGTTATGCGAGCTGTGTTCGAAGCGAACAACGGCGGCGACTTTTACGCCGAGGACATTAAGCGTATCTGCAAAGACCAAGGAATTCCTTGTTACGTAACCACGCAGCGAGCGGGAACCAGGGTTTCCAAGGAAGCCCGCATCATCCAACACTCGCCAGCCATCAAGACTTTCGGATTCAGGAAGTCAGATGACTATCCTACCGACGGCATGTACCGAGACTTCATACAGAACCTCGTAACATATTCTGCCGAAGGTAACAATGAGCACGATGAGCACGATGACGCACCTGATAGTTGCGCCGGTGTGGCCTCGATTATGAGGACGAACACCCGTGCCAAGATCAGGGTTATCGCCCGTCGATTTTTATAAGGAGATCGGTTTGGCTATTAAGCCGTTTGTACTTCAATACCCTGACCTGACTACCATGGAAGTGATGTGCGTAGGTGACTTTCACATTGGAGATGCTAACCACGCTCCCAAAGTCCTATCTGATATTGTGGATTGGGCTTCTGGCGCTGCAAACCGTTTCATTACTATTGACGGCGACATTTTCAATGCTGCCTTGACTTCCAGCATCAGCGACGTATACTCGGAAGAGTTCACGCTTGACGAATGCATGGAGCTGTTCGCTAAGTTCATCGATGACATTACCCCGGAGAAGATTCTGGTGTGCATCGACGGCAACCACGATCAGCGAGTGTGGAAGTCGGTGGGCGTCGACCCTGTGAAATACGTCTGCCAAAGCAAGGGCGTGAGGTATTCCAGCGGAGAGGCGTACGTCACGGTGAAGCTGGGATGTTGGGACAAGTCTAAGCCTGTCGGCAAACGTCCTATGATCAACTACACCATCTACGTTACGCACGGTGTCGGCGGTGGACGAAGCGCCGGGGGCAAGGTCAACAGTCTCATGCGTTTGAGCGAGATCGTTGTGGCCGACATTTACATCCAAGGGCATCAGCATGACCCGGTCATCAAGCCAAAGGTCATCAACGAATGGAACTCCAAGTGCAATGGGATCATCGAACGAGAGCAGATGTTCGTCGTTACCGGTTCCTGCCTTGAACGTGGTGGATATGCCGTAGCCAAAGCATACCCGCCTGTCTGCACTAAATCTCCCGTGCTTACTCTAAGTGGGGAAAGCAAGCAAATTAAGGCCTCAATCTAAGGACAGATATGGCACTTCCTTTTATTCCACAATTTAGGTTCACAGGGCGGCAACGTCTGTACACCTATCTTACGCAAGAACAGCTTGACGGGCCTGACGCAGCTGAACTTCTCCGAGAGGATTTGATTCAGTGGGTGATCCCCTTCCATTTCTTCAATGCGATGGAAGAGCAGTATCTTTTCGATTACTACGCCGGTTATCACCCCAAGATTCATGATCGCGTCAAGGAAAACCGCACTGACATTAACAACAAAATCGCGATGAACTACGCGAAATCGTTCTCACGAGACATTGTATCGTATTTTTTGGGCAAACCAATCCAATACGTGCAACGTGATTCGAAATTCCGCGAAGATGCGGAGAGTTTGCAGTACGCTTTCGACTCCGAGAGCAAGAACCTGGTCGATTACAACATCGCCATAAACATGTCGGTGTGCGGATTGGGCTATCGCGGCATTTTCACCGAGAAAGACGCGCGTAACGGGACGCACCTGTCCATTGTGAGCCTCGACCCCCGTGAATCCTTCGTCGTTTGGTCGCCGAACCGTGCAATCGGGCAGCTTTATTGTGGTACTTACTACAGTACTCCTCCGCACCCGGTCACGCAAGAGTCGAAGACGATCTACACGATCTATACACGCAACAAGAAGTACGTTTTCGAGTCTCCGGGCCTCGTTGGTGCCATGACCTATACGGATATGCAACTGATCGAGGAAAGTGACGCTAGTTTGGGCGGCAACTTCCCGATCATCGAGTACCAGAACTCCATGAACGCCATGGGCGACTGGGAGAGCGAGCTTTCCATCATGGATTCGCTCGACAAGCTCACCAGCGACTCCATGAACGACATTGAGCAGTTCGTCAACTCGATCCTGCTCGCTCAGGGCTTCGATCTTACGCCTGAGACGCTTGAAACGCTCGAACAGGAGAAGATGCTGAACATCCCGGATGTTCCTCCTGGTGTTCAGGTGGTTGTCAAGTACATCGCGGAACAGGTCGATAACGAGAACGTCGAATCCCTCCGTGACTGGCTCGAAGCCACCATGCGAACCATCGTAGGCGTGCCCGATCGCAAGCAACGCGGTGGCGGTGGCGCAGATACCGGCGATGCTGTGTTCCTGCGCGACGGCTGGCAAGACATTGACCTCGTGGCCGGTTCGAAGGAGCAGTTCTTCATCGATGCCGACCGCAAGGCTCTCGCAACGTGCATCTACATCATGCAAACGTTCAACGAAATAGGCAAGGAAGTTAAACCCGAGGACATTGAGATCAAGTTCTCGCGTACCAAGCAAGCCAACCTCCAAGCTAAGGCACAGGCGTACTCCACCATGGTGGGCGCATCTGCTCCCATCGCTCCCGAGGACGCTCTGGAATTTGCCGATTTGACAAATAACGTAAGTGATGTTATAATGCGTGGAGAGGAATATGCTCAGAAGAAGCTAAAGGAAACTGCCGAAGCGCAGCAACTCTTTATGAACAACAAACCTCCCACTGGGCAGACTACTCAACAATCCAGCGCCAAACCGGCGCAAAATAATCCTAAACCGACTGGGGGCGTACCCAAGGGTGCTACGAATTAGCAAACTTGTGAGCGAAACCAAAAGGAGCACAAATGCCCGAACTCAATCTTGAGGAATTTCCCGAGGATCAGCGCTCAGCTATCCAGGCTGAGATCGACCGCCGTGTCACCTCTGCCGTGCAGACCACGACCAAGAAGGTCACGGAGCAGGTTTCCGCTGAACTCAGCGAGAAGATGCAAAAAGACTACGAAGCTAAGATGCAACAGGCCATCGCCGACGCGCAAGCTCAGGCTACGATGACCGAGGAACAGAAGATTCAAGCTCTGTCCCAGCAGCTCGAAGAGCAGAAAAAGGCTTTCGAGCGCACTCAACTGGAAATCAAGGCGCAGTCTAAGCTGCTTGATGCCGGTTTGGACAAGAACGCTGTCGAACAGCTCGTTCCGCTTATCGTTGCAGGTGCCGATGCGACCAGCATCGATGCCCATCTTAACACCTTCGTGGCTACGCAGCAAGCAGCCGTTGAAGCGGCCTTGCAGAAGCAGAAGGAAGCCCTGGCTTCCAATGTTACTCCTCCGGCGAGTGTGGGCGGTGCAATCAAGCCGCAAGACCCCGACGCTGTTGTCTCCAATATCCTGCAAGATCAGAACCTCGATCCTCGCTTCGCGCAAGCTAGCGGTATCCAAGTTCTCCTCGATGCGGCTATGGGGGATAATACGGGGCTTTAATAATTTCGTAAAGGAGTAAGGAATAATGGCAGCTACTTCTGGCATTATGATGGTCAACAGCCCGGTTAACCTTACCGGTCTGTTGTTCAACAAGACTCGCATTGAGACTCCGCTGTTCAACAGCATTCGGTCTACGATGCAAACCTCCCGTGAGTTCATCACGGGTGCGACGTTTGACACCGGTTATCCCGATCCCGCTACCCCGGCTGCTGGCATTACCGAGCAAGCGTCCCTGACGGCTCCCACCCCGGAGTATTGGGAGCGTGAGAACGCGTTCAACGTGACGCAGATTTTCCAACGCTCCGTGCAAATTTCCTACCGTAAGCTCTCCAACGGTGCTGACCTGACCAACTACAAGACCCCGGCTGCACAACAGCCGCCTCTGGTCGGCAACACCAACAACGTTCCCAATGAGCTTTCCTTCCAGATCGCTAACTCCCTGGACGCTATCCGTATGGACATTGAGAACTGCATCATCAACGGCAAGTTCAACGACTCCAAGGGTGTGGCTACCGCAGCCGACTCCACCCGTGGTCTGCTCGAAGCCTGTGTGACGAACAACATCGCCGCCGGTGGCGAAGAGCTGAACTTTGAAATGATTTATGACACGGCTCAGCAGCTCGTTAAGAACGGTACGCCATACGGTATGGAGAATTATCTCTTCGTGCTTTCTTTTGAGCAGTACAAGCAGCTCCAAAAGGTCGTTGCAGACGAGGGCCTGAAAATCGATACGACCGAGGCTGGCGTGAACGTGACGCGTATCATCACGCCGTTCGGCCCGATTCGCTTCCTGGGCCACCGCTTCATGCCCAACGGCACGGCTGTCATGGCTTGCATGCCTGTTCTGGGCAACGCTCTGCAACCCACGCCTGGTAAGGGCAACTTCTTCTTCGAGCCGCTGGCTAAGAACGGTGCTAGCGACCACGGCATGATCTACGGCCAATGGGGCCTCGATCACGGCCCGGAGTTCCTGCACGCGAAGATCACCGGTATCTCCAAGACTACGGCCAAGTTCACGCCGCCGCAACGCTACATCGTGAACATGCCCGCTGCTGCTGCTGGCGAGTAAGTAGCCTAGGTTTAAGTGGCATCTGAAAAGACCATAAGCGGAATGCTGTCTTGGTTGGGGATCGATGCCCCAACCGAGCAGCAGACCGTGTTGATCGGAATAGCCGCCGATGACGCAGAGTACACCATCAAGGGTATTCGTCAACAAGACGATTCTGAGGACATTGAACCTAAGTATCAAGGCCTCGCAATTGAAATGGGCGTGTATCTGTATGAAAAACGCGGCGTAGATGGTGTTACGAGCTTCACGGAGAACGGTGTCCGCCGCGTCTATGAGCGCGGCACCTTTCCGAATTCAATGCTTCGACGGATTACGCCGAAGCCCTCCATCGCAGCATTCGTCAAACCCCTGTGAGTTAGGATAGCATATGTTCTTCGCAGACAACTTGAAGCGAACGATCTATGTCTGTCCCCGCTCGGTGAACGATGACGGTGTTAGCGTTTTCGGAGAACCAATAGAGTATCAAGTCAATTGCTACAATGTGCTCCCCACTTCGGCTAGTGCCGATTTGGTTACGGTCGGCACTAGCTATCTTGAATATATGCAGGTACTTGGCGACCCCGAGTACCTGCGTTCCATCAAAGCGCTGGACAAGGCATACGTGAACGTCGAACCGCCTACGACGGCTGATCCTCTGGCTAAGTCAGCGGATTTCTTCGTCAAAGGCGTTGTTCCGTTCCCTAACGTCACGAGGGTTCTTCTCAAATCCCTCACGGTAGAGGGAGATTCGAATGTCTGATCTCGGCAACTTCGCAAAGAAGTTGAGAAGCCTGGAAGCGAACATGAATCGTCGCAACGGCATTGCGAAATCTCTTGCCGATGACTTCGCCGATAAACTGCGCGACAACCTCCCTCAATTGGGGGATAATTACGCTAAGGGCGCTGGCAACGATTTGGGTTACGTTTCCTCAACCGTAGCGAAGCAAACCGCTACGATCACTTGGACGGGCAATCAAATCTTCTATATCGAGTTCGGCACCGGCTCACCCGCTGTGGGCCGATACCAGAACACTCCTCAAATGACGGACGCGGGTTACGCGCCTAGAGCAACAGGCCATAGTTTGGGTATGTACTGGACGCTTCCGATGGAGGAATTTAGCACTAGCGACGGTAAACCCATCGTGACCAAAGGTTGGGAACCGTATGCTCCTTTCTTGACCACGCAGCTGGCATACCATGGTGGACAATTCCACGGCGGTATGATAGACGCAACAAAGAAACAGGTAGAATCACTATTATGAATCTAATTGCAGGAGAAATCAAGACGCTGCTAGAAAATCATGATTATGGTTACCCCGTGAGCGTAGTGCGAAGTTTCAATGCTTCTACCAAAGTGTTCCCCCGTATCGTAGTCAAGCAGATGAACGATATGACGGTCAGCAGGGATGCTGATAAAGAACTGGTGTCCCTCCTTGTGTTCCAAATTGAGATTTATACGCAAGACACGGTAGACGCTTCTGGAAAAGTAGTCGGGCGAGTGAACGTGAGCGATGACATTGCAGATCAAATCGACACTCTGATCTACGGTCAGTACAAGATGAACCGAGACAGTGTTAACGATGACGATTCATATGCAATAGATACAGCACGTAGAATTATGAGGTACAGTTGTGCTATCGACCAGTACGACTATACCTATCGAATAGTATAGGAGAACAAGCAATGGCACAAAGTTCTGCTGGCATTAAGCTGTACTACGGTCAGTCCACTGACGGCAAGGCCAAGCCTGCCACTTGGACGGAAATCCCGGATGTTACGGCCATTCCAGCCCTCGGCGGCGAGCCGAATATGCTCGATTGCACGCCTCTTTCCGAGACAGTGCAGAAGCAATACATTCCCGGTCTGAAAGACCCCGGTGGCGCTCTGGGCTACACGGTCAACATGACTCCCGACATGCTCACGGCAACAGACGCAGCATCTACTCCGCCAACCGCCCCTGCGAAGATTGCGTTTGCAGTGGAGTTTCCGGCTCCCCTGAACTGCTACTACTGGTACTTCGGTACCGGTGTGAACGTTACTCCGGGCGAGACTGAGGTTGACGCTGTTGTCACCTCCACGTTCTACACCTCTGTGGAATCCACGATCACCAAGGTCACCGGCCCCGTAACCCCTCCGGCTGGTAAGTAGTATAACCCGACACATGAAAGTGGGGAGCATCAATGCAACGTGAAATCAATGGCGAAAAGTACAACTTCGGTATGACGCGAGGTGGTATTAGGGCAGCCGAACGGGCTGGTCTGAATGCCAGTACTCTTGGCGACAAGCCAATGGAGGCCCTGTATCTTCTGTGGTACGCCTCTTTGTACAAGTCACATCCTATGGCCGTTAAAAAGGCCGATAACCTGTTGGATGCATATCTGGACGAAGATTCTTGCCCGGAAACCATCGAGGACATTATGGGCACGCTGACCGAGGAGTATCTGGCAGTTTTCAATCTAGCCACAGAGTAACCGAGATTCTAAGCGATACATCCTCTGTGGTACAGGTTGACGATGACTTAGACGCTCAGCACGCAACCACATTCGAGGGTATCTTCAACGAAGAATGCTCTCTTGCAATGACTGTGGGAATGACGTACGAGCAGTATTGGTACGGTGAGCCTGAAATGTTCGCTGCATACGCTGATTTCTATAAGCGCAAAAGCAAATCTGAGTTTGTGGAACGAGATACTTTGGCTTGGATGATCGGTTCGTATGTTGACGCGGCGGTCGGTCATGTTATGAGCGCCGCATTCGGGGAAAGAGGGAAACCCAAATCCCATTATCCCGATCAACCCGTGTATGTCACGGAGATTGATGAAAATGCCAAAGCAAAGAAGCGCGAACGCGAAGCACGAAAATTCGAGAGTAACTTCCTTGCTGCGGTTCACAATATGGGTAAATCTATTGAAGAAGCCGCACAGTAATGGTGCGGCTTTTTTAATGTTCAGGAGAATTATATGGCCCAACAAATCAAACAAGAGGTCTTAGTTGACGTAACCGTCAAAGGCGGTGAAGCGGCGGCTAAAACTCTTGACAGTATCGATGCTAAGATCAAAAGCATCAAACGAAATACCGCAGGCATATCTTCTGCATTGTCCTCCCTGAACAAAGTAAACGGAACGGGCGCGTTGACGAACGCTTCCAACATGAGCGGGGGACTTGGCGGAACACAGGGGAACCTTGCTTCTGTCGGCAACGCAACGGCCAAAGCAGGCGCAGCGGCCAAGACTACTGCCCCTATGTTCACCCGCCTAAAGACTGCCTTTGACGGTGCGTCGAAAAGCGCTAACGCGGCCAGTTGGAACTTCTTCCGCACCCGCGCGGCGATCGCTGCCGTGGCTATGGTTATCGGTACGCTCGGCATGGGCGCTAAGAAGTGGTTCGATATGGCTTCCGACTATGCCGAAGCGAACCACTTGTTCTACACTACACTTGCATCTTCTTTGAGTGATGTGGCAGAAGCCGAAAAGACAGCCAGCATCCAAGGTAAAGACCTGTTCGGCAATCTCACCGGAGACAGTGTCGCCGTGACTCCTGCTGTAGCTGCTGCTGCCGAAGAAGTAGAGCGCATGGCTAGCGCCATGATGCTCGACCCTACGCAGATGAAGCGTACCTACGCTACGTTCTACGAAATGGCGAACTCTGCGGGCATGGCGACAGATAATGTCATGAAGCTGTCCAAGGGCATGACCCAGCTTACGTACGATCTTTCGTCCTTGTGGGACAAGCCGTTCGACGAGACGGCATCTAAGCTCCAATCCGGTATTTCCGGTATCTCCACCGCCGTGAAGTCCTATGGTATCGATATTAGCCGTACAGCAGCCGACCAATGGTTGTTATCCAACGGCATCAACAGCACGTATAACGAACTTGACCGTGCCAATAAGATGATCGTCATGTACAATATGCTCATGGAGCATACTACGACGGCTCAGGGCGACCTTGCTCGTTCTGCTCTGCAACCCGCCAACATGTTCCGTATCCTCGGTGCACAGGCGAGTGTGGCAGGACGTATGCTCGGTGCTGCGGTATTCCCTGTGGTCACTAAGCTGATCCCGCTCTTTATCATGCTCGCACAAGCCATCCAACGTGCTGCGGCTGTTCTTGCCTCATTCCTTGGCAAGAAGCTAGGAAGTTGGTACACTGAGTCCCAGGATCAATGGAACAGCTATCTGTCCAACATCAACGGTTTTTTCGGTAGGGTGGATGTTGGTACTGACGAAATGGAAGATGGCTTAGGAAACGTGGGCGATGCTGCCCAAGATACCGCTTCCAAGCTGAAAGAGATCACTGATTTCACCCTTCCGTTCGATGAACTTCACGTTCTCCCTGACACGCCTACTGCTGGTGGTGGAGGCGGAGGCGGCGGAGGTGGCGCGCCCGGTGGAGGCGGCGGTGGCGGTGACATTCCCATGCTCGATCCCTATCCGTGGGAAGATCAGCTTACCGATATACTTCTTGACGATGCCGCTAAGACGCTCGACATTCTCAAAAAGAAGATAGATGATATCTTCGACCCCGGCACGTTCGACGCGTTCATGCGCGCAACGTCTAAGATGTGGGAAACGGTAAAGCGCGACACGGCACAAGTGGTGGAAGCTATCAGGCGTGTAGGGCAAGCGTTTGACGAAAACTGGGATTGGGTTGACTTCCTAGACGCATTCGCTGAGGGCTTCGCTAATGCTAGCGACGTGGTCACGGGGGCGATAACCTCGATCCTCAACGCTGTCCCAGGCTTGAAGAACTTCCTTGAAAACCTGCCTATCGTAGGCAACCTGTTCAAGGGACTGTTCGACAACATGGACTCCGGTCTAGGCTACGTGCTCGGCGTGATGTTGGCGTTCAAGGGCGTTAGCAAAGCGTTGAAGATTCTCGGCAAAGTCCTCTCCCCTGTGCTCAAACTGTTTCAGACCATCTTCACTCCGATCTCCAAAGTAGCTGGAGCGATCAAGAACATCATTTCTCCCGCTGGTAAAGCTGCCGAAGGTGTCGGCAAGCTGGGCGACGCGTTCGTCGGTGCCGCAGGAGTCAGCAAGCTGGGCAAGTTCGTAAGCAAGATCGGGAAGGCGTTCGGGCCGGTAGGCATCGTGCTCGCCATAGCTGACGGTCTGAAGAGCATTGCCACTGACATTCTGCCGAAGGGTTTGGATCGATGGAGTAAGGTGTTCGAGAGCAAAGACCCGATTGGCACTTATTTCGAGCAGATGAAGGATTATGTCGCCAGTGGCGATTGGATCAACAACATCTTGAACCTTGTGCTGTGGGAAGGTGCGCTGGACGATCTTGCCGGATGGTTCCAAAATGCTGCGGACGCTGCATGGAACTTCGGAAAGAATATCGGCGAGAATCTCACTCCTGCGTTCTCCACTATCGGTCAAAAGATGGTGGAAGCTGGCGCGGCAATCTATGATGCCGTCACTGGCGTGTTCATTGCTATCGGTGATAAGATTGTTGGTATTCTCAGCAGTCTTGGTATCGACGTGAGTCATCAATGGACGGCCATGAAAGATAGTATCAAACTCACCAGCGATCAAATCCACAGTATAGCAGAAAACGGCTTCAAAGGTACTTCTGAATCGGTCAACCGTAATACACGGGAAGCCAAGGAAGCGGCTGTCAATAATTTTAGCCAGACTAGGGAAGCTGGTCAAAGTGCTTTTTCCGTTCTTGGAAGTGCTATTTCTAGCTCTATGGGCAGCGCTAAAAACAATGTGACCAATAATTCTGCTCAAATGCAAGCCAATTCCTCCAACAGTTTCAATCGTACCGACGCTAACGGAAGACAAGCATTCAGCAATCTTGAATGGGGCATAAGCCAAAAAATGGCTGCTGCTCGACGGAACACTGACTGGGAAGCGGCGAGTATCCAACGCGCGTTCAGTTTCGAGTGGCGCATGCCACGATTGAGACTTCCGCACTTCAATTGGACTACTAGGACGATCGGCGGGTTCACTTTTCCGATTTTCGGCAGCATCGATTGGTATGCTAAGGGTGGTATTTTCGACAACGCCACAATTGCCGGTATTGGTGAAGCTGGCCCAGAAGCCGTAGTACCGCTTCAAGGCGCTCGTATGAAGCCTTTTGCGGAGGCTATCGCATCCAATATCCACAACACCAACAGCGGCGGTTACAACGCTTCTGGTGGCCTCAATAGCGAGGATTTGGTTGTTGCTATATCCACTTCGGTGTATAACGCTATGATCAAGGGTTTTCCTAAAGAAATCAAAGTGGATAACTATATGGATGCAACGAAAGTCAATTCTTCTTTGCGCTACAATAACGTGCAGCAAGGAGCAGGAACGTCTCTTCTAAGATAAGGAGGAAAATACAGTGGCCTTGATCGATGACGGATACATTCGTATCAAAACTACTCCAAACGGAGCATGGGTCAATCTTCCAGTACCGAAAGAAGGTGGCGTATCCTATGAAATACAAACCATTGTAGATGATGCTCGCAATTCGGCGAGCATCATGATGGGTAACCCCGTTGGATTGGATAAGATCAAACTTAACATCGCTTATCCCCCCTTGACAGATGCGGAATTAAATAGTATACTGAAACTATTCGACCGTGAACAGTCTGGTCAATTCAAAGTATATGTTAATTTCTATGATCCACGTGTGATGCAACGTGTCACTCGATATATGTATGTCGGTGACCGTTCTTTCGATCCATGGATCGTTCCTTCCCCAAGTCAAGGCGCTCCACGCCGTTGGGTAAACTGTAACTGCAATCTGATTGAGTGTTAATATGCCAAATTGGAATCCGCTTTTTCAAGGCTATCCTTGTGATTTCTCATATCATGAGGCATTGAAAGCCAATACGCTTCCTGCTGGAAAGAACTTACAGCTTTATACCGTTCTGGTGACACCATTGAAAAAAGATGGTACGGGTGAAGACCCGAATAGTAGAGTGCTACGCATCATAACAAACGCTTGGGTTAAAGACACAACTATGTTGGTTCACCGCCCAAGCAACACTCAGTACAGCGTTCCTGTGGATACGTTGACAACTCTCTCTGTCACCGACGAAATAGATCCATGTATGTTGGAGAATAAAATTCCAAGTGCTATGTTTTCTTTTAAGACAGAGTCTTTGAATGAAAATTCCACTTTGAACGAAGTGAACGCGTTTCTTGACTCTTTCAACGATAACGTGATTGCTATTGGTGATGATTTCGTAAACACTCCCATGTCTATGATAAGAAATGTTGATGGTCAAGCTAACTTGAGTTTTTCTCAATATTTCGGACAATTTATGGATAGGCAGTATACGCAGCAACATATACTCGGATATTACATCATCGATAAAGTTGATTTTGACTACGAGACTGCACAAATCACAGTGAGCATGTTCTCTTATCTGTTCAAACGTATGAACGATGAACTGTTCTTCGACAAAGCATCTGCAATGTATCCTGATTGTCATGTTAAAGTGCCGCACAATGCTTCAACCAGTACAAGCAGTGTAGGCTATGCTCTCAACTATGATCAGTTCAATACTTTAGCTAAAATTTACCCTCGGTATCCAAATGCTGTGCAGGATTCACGTGTAAAATCTTGTGGCGATTTTACTGATAATAATTTTCCTCTTATTGATCCAAGGGCAATTGTGAGCGGACTTTCCACTCAACATCTGAGATACAATACTTCGTCGTTTACAAGACAAATGGCTTATCATTATTGCCGACCATCAGCAGCAAGTTCATTCCCATCTGTGAGTCGAATACCTTCATACGAAAACAACACCGATCTAATTCCTATGTTCTATTTTCTCAATGACGAAAGTATTTACGATGTAGTTAAAGTGACGTGCCTGCAAAATAATATGTGGTTGCTCCCTATGGGAAGAAAAGGAACTAATTTAGAGAGCAATACTCGCGTCGGTGTTTGGCAAATAATAAGCGGCCTAAGACCTAACGAAAATCCGTTCTTAGACACTACAGTGACTGTGCCAAGCGATACTGGAACGTATTATCCGTTCAAAGCTGACACCCCTTATCGTGTTTTTCCTAGCATGATAAAAGAAAAAAGCCGAACTAAAAAAGATTTGGGAATAGAACCAGTAGAGTATATCAAATCCTATAATATTCCTCTTGATATTACTTACATCTCAGTCACGGAGGATTTGGTCACCACATCTACTCCACAAAATGTTTCACTAGAAACTTTGAACTTCGATGAATTTCCGTCAAGTATCAGTCCATCGACGGATATTGACGTTGATGGAAAGCCATCGACTATAATCAAACAATTAGGCCCTACGCTTGAAATTCTCACTTATCCTTCGGCGAATCTAATACCGTTGGATGAAGGGTTTTGGTATGATAACCATACGACAGTAGATGATGGATATATCGTTGGTTCTGACGATAACTTAACCGCTAATGACTTATGGTACCGGGGCGGGTCAACTACGCAGCGAATAGCTAACATGGTGGAAGGTCGAAACGCTTTGAATTTCAGAGCGTTATACAACCCGGATTCTAAATGGCGTTTTCTAAATTCAGGAACACAAAGTATTTACGCTAAAAGACCTTTCAGAGCGAACATAAGAAAAGTTGCTCCAATCGCTTCTTACCAAGACATTGACGGCAACATGCTGTCAGATGCGAGTGGTGATGTTAAAGCTATTGATTCGCTGCATAATATGACTGGGGTACAGGGTTTACCTAAAAAGGTACTTACGCGGGCTAATCTCACTGAATTCACTCCGATGTACCGTCTAACGTGGAGTATGCTCGATGATCCTACCTTGAGAGTCGGCACCCTTGTGTATGTTCCCTTACAAAACCAGTATGTTAAGTGTTTCATCACCAAACAAACTCGCTCGTTTGACGGAGGATCGATTCTTGAATGTGAGGGCATAGTAACGTCTGAAACCACGGAGAAGGTGTTCGATCCAGCTTTATCCGAGTGCAAATGCGCTTACTATGTAGTCGACCCAGACAACTCGCCTAAAGGCGAGTGGCTTGATTTTACATGGGAACAACATCCCAGTTGGGACGGTATAACCCAGAACGTCTATTATGAATTTGGGTTTCAACCTAATTCAGGTGCCTATTATAAAATAGGCGAAGTTATCCTCGGAAGTACGGAACCAAACAGGTATTTGTTGAACGTCCCTAATGCGGAAGAAAAATACGGTGTCAACATCGATACCACAGGAACGAATGGTGTGTACCAAATCAAAGCTGTGTACGGTAGTTGGAATCTGGAAAGCACCGAGCCTTGTACGTTTACTGCATCTGCTTGGGACAATGCTAAATTCTCAGAACTACACGTTGGTTACCTCCGCGCTTCAAACGAACATCAACCCTTAATCGTGGGCAATCCACTGCAAGGATAGGAGACAACATGGCTTTACAAGCATGGCCTACGGTTGCGAACAGAAATGTGGCGCAGCCCTCCCGTGTTCGTCTTACACAAGCCTCTGGAACTGACGCTGACGTGTACGACGTTACTCCGGTACCTGGTACCGTCGTGAACGAGGGCACTTTGATCAACCAAGCCCTTTTCGATCAGATGGAACAGTACGTTAAAGAGTATGACATTCCAATTCACAAGACCACGGGTACGGGAGCGGCTTATGCTGTTTCCGTTCCTGTGTGGTCTAATCTAACGCAAACTGAGTTGGACGGCCACATCCTGTGTATCATTCCTAATGTGGTTAGCACTACTGTTAGTCCGACACTTAATATGAATGGGTTAGGTGCAAAGCCGATCTACGCTCCCGGTGGTTCGTCTACGAGTGACCGAGGAAATCTACCAATTGCTAGTTATTTAACAGCTAATGTGCCGGTATATTTGATCTATAATAAGAGCGGCGACTGTTGGATCACTTTGAATGCCGCAACTACTCCTGTGGCTACGAATACAACAGTCGGTACGGTTAAACCTGATACAACTACAATATCAGTCGATAGTACCGGTAAACTTTCGGCTAATCAAGCATCTAACGTTGCGAAGGGTATTGTCATACCTGATACCACTACGATGGACATAGATTCAAATGGTAAGATCAGCGTAAAGAAGGCTACTAGCAGCACGGCAGGTATAATTAAACCTGATGGAAACACTATTGGGATAGATACTGATGGGATAATAAAAGCCAATATTGCTACTACAAGTGCCGTTGGTGTTAATAAACCTGATGGAAAAACTATAACCATATCCTCAGACGGAACACTTACGAGTAACGCTAAGGACGAGATCGCTGCTCAACACGAACGAGATCAACTTGAATTTGCCAACGCTCTCATAGGGAATAAGTCCGGTACACTAGTAAACGTAGATGACGTATGGGGAGTTAAAGCATTAAAGGCTGGTGTTGATGGTAAGGCTGCGCAGGTGGTAACGACTGGTAAAAACTTGCTAAACAATATAAATAAAAACCCAGTAACCAGCAATGGAATTACATTCGAGTTAAAAAATGATGGAACACTTGCAGTTTATGGTACGGCTACAGCCGTCGCTTCATTACGAGTAGACTACTTGATAGACTACGATACGGCAGTAAGTGCATGCCCGTCTGGAATGGTAACTGCTAGTGGTATAGCGGGACACCGAGCATCGATAACATTTGGTGCGTTTAGGGAAGATGGTTCAATTATATCCAATGTGGCTCAGAATGACGGCACGTTTCAATATCCAGCAGACGCTGTTAAAATGCGCACGTTTGTTCAGGTGCAAAGTGGGGTTACAATAAACGATGTGCTGAAGCTACAATTAGAATTAGGCTCTACAGCCACCTCATACGAGCCATACACCGGAGGTAAACCCTCGCCTAGCCCAGAGTATCCGCAAGAGGTTGATGTGGTAGATAGTCCGGTGATGGTGCAGGCTACGGGGAAGAATTTAAGCGGATATCCTTATAAGACTTTCACCGCACCGGCGATTAAAACTATAAATGGTGTCACGTTTGAAGCGAAACCTGATGGAACTATTGTTGCAAACGGAACGGCAACGGCAAATGCGGATGTTGATCTAAAGTGGGGCAACATGGTTGTGCCAGTCAAAGGATTAGACGTAAATATTTCTGGCTGTCCGCAAGGCGGTAGTGGAACGACGTATCTATTGCAAGCACAGGGTTCAAAAGATAACAAGGTGTTCAATATGGAAGGGCATGATTATGGGACGGGCGCAACTATTAGCGGTGCAAACTTTATACGTACTTATATGAGGATTGCAGCAGGAACAACTGCAAACAACCTTGTATTTAAGCCGCAGATTGAAATAGGTTCAGCAGCAACGTCTTACGAACCATACACCTCAAACCAGCAAACCATCACCCTACCACCCGACCACAACTACCTGGCATCGTTACCGGACGGCACACACGATGAGGTAGTGTTGCGTAGTGACGGTGTGGCAGTGCTGGTGGAGCGGGTTGGGAAACGAGTGTTCAACGGGTCAGAAGCATGGCTTTTTTTTTCCGGGGTAACATATAGGTTCAGGCTGCGCGACACTACACTATCGAGTAACTATCGCCAGCTAATTTGCGACAGATATACCGTTCGTGAGTTCGTGTCCACATCCGAAACGCAGAGTGTAACAGCCTCTCCACAGAACGCACCGAATTTGTTTTGCTTTAGAGATACTACCATCGCTCAAACCGTCGATGCTTGGAAAGCAAAGCTAGCAGCATCTAATGTGACGGTTTACTATGCACTCGCAACCACGACCGTCCGATATTCAGCCGACAACGGCACCACTTGGTCAACGACCGACCCCGCAGCTGGACAGTCCGCTATCCCACTGCATAAAGGCACCAACAACATCTGGTGTACCGATGCGTTAAGTCCTACGGTTGATCTGGAATATGTGCAAGACACCAACAAAGTAATTGACAAGCTGAGAGCGGCTATCGTCGCATCCGGCGCATCCAGTTAGGAGCCACATCATGGTCAAATTTAGCATGCAGGATTTCGTGGTGGACACACTGCACCGGATGATTGCCGGCGGCGAGACAGACTACCGCGTTATGCAGTACGCCGCAGGCTGGTATGAGCGCGGCACCCTCGTAGACGCCAACATGCAAGAGGTGCAAACACTCATCGAGGAGCGCGACCACAAAGCAGCCGAGGACACGGCGGCAGAGGCCGAGCGTGCACGCCTGGATGCGCTCAACGCCAAGTATGCCGCCTGGGAGATAACCGAGGAGGGACTAGGCGCTCACACGGTTGCCGAGCTAGCCGAGTATATGGCCGACTGGGGCATGCCGGCGACGGGGTGCAACCTAAAGGCTGACTTTGTGGCGGCGATCTTGGCTCCAACGAGGGGGTGTTAAATGGAAGCACAGGTACTCTTGCAAATAACCGTTTCGGCGGTCACTCTTCTCAGCATCTTCGGTGGCTTTATTATCAGTATCTACAACTCCAATAAGAACCGAATCTTGGGCGACGAGAGACGGAAACAGGAAAACGTAGAGGTTAAGAAGTCCATCAACGAGTTGAGCGAGGAAGTAACAGCTACGAACCAGCGCCTAGAGGAAAAGATCGACTCCGTTGCCGAGAAAGTGGAAGAACACGCTCACTTTGAAGCACGAATTGCTCGCCTGGAAGGTAAGGTTAGCGGTTTGGAATCGCTTGTTAAAGTCCTTCATCCCTAATAGAAACCCCCATAGCCAAGTGGCCGTGGGGGTTTTCTTATTTCCGATTGATTGTGAAGATAGGATACGTCGAACGTCTATCTAGCTCTATGCCCTTTTGCACGTCTCTGTCCCGTGAATAAAATCACAGGTGATGAATCGTATAGTCATCGTTCATCCTATGTTCGATGACCAGTCCGTACTCTAAACCGCATTTCGGACATGCTGGAAGATCAAACGAATCAAGCATAGGGATCGTCTTCATCATCGTCCGATGACACATCCTCCGCGACTTCCTCCACCGTATCGTTCTTCTTAGCGTCTCGTGCGTTCTCACGCTCGACGTACTCGCTAATGTCATCCTCGAACGATTCGGCATGTGCAATGATGTAACCCAAATTGACGTAGGTGTTGTTGCCCTTCTCCGTGTGCTTGATCTTGGCGACGAAGTACTTGCCCACGGCATCTTCCGGTTCGATCTCACCGTCAGCCGTCTCAATGAGACCACATCCCGTTTTCAGCATGGAATAGAACGCACGCATGGAGTTCAGGTACCACTGGTTCTTCGGGTTCATGTTGTAGTTGTTCCAAACCTTACGGCCTTTGCAATCTTCAAATTCACCTTTGTACTCTTTGATCTTACCCATGTTGCTGATGGGCTTCATCTTCGTGACTTTCAGGATAGTAACCCCAGCAGGGATACGCTCGAAGCCACCGTTTTTCATATCTTCGGTAAATTTAACCATTCTGTTCTTCTTTCCTTTTCGTTCTGATCGCTTTGTCCAATGTCACGTACTTTTCAAAAAGACCGTCTCGCTTTAGTGCGTCGTAGTCCACCTTTCTAGTCGATGAGACGGTGAACACATAAGAACCTGCATCGACGGAATTCTTTCCTTCGATTTCGTTGATCATAGGTTTGAGGAATCGCTGTATCTTAGCGTTCAGCTCTTTACGTTGCTCCTTCAACTGATCGAGCTGATTATCGCGTTCGATGGCTTCGATCTCATCATCCAAATCTTTCAACATGGCCAATGTCAATTCTAGCTCATCTTGGTCATCTTGGCTAGCCCCTAATTCAGACAATTCGCATTGACGGATAAGAGCCAGATACTCAGCGTCTTTCTTCTCATCGAACTCAGGAGACGTGGGAGTATCCTCGATGAACGTATCCCACCAATCCCGAGCATAACGCATGGCTTCTTTGATATTGCCGTACACTCCGATAGGCTCTTCGCTTCGTTTGATATGATACACTCGGGTGTTCTCGTCCGTGCATTCGAACTCCTCAGGATCGTCGTAGTCCTCAGGTTCTAAGAAAGCCACGGGGAAGTACACATCCTCCACATCCAACAGCTCGGCGTAGAGCAACCCCTGTGCCTTATAGTTGTCGGGTACACCGTTCACCCAATCTTGCGGTCGGCTGGTGGTCTTGCACTCAATCACAGCTATCGGCTGCACGGGGGTGGAGCTTATCACGTTAGGCTCATCGAATGCCAATGCGTCCCACATGCCTCCGAACAGATCATCGTCGAAGAACTCGAAATTCATTTCACGCTTCGCATCCTCGCACTCGAAGTACTGCTCAGGATCGCGGATGTAAGGCGACACCATTTCCCTGGCATAATCGATCAGCTTAGGCTCGATCAGCTTACCTGCGATGGTGTACTTGTTATCCTCGAACGCAGGAACTTTGCACTTGACGATCTCACACCACGCCTGGAACGGGGTTCCCCAATAGTTCACTCCGATCGCTTTCGAGAATCGACCAGCCGTGAAGTACTTGAACTTCTTAGGAGGAGATACTACTTTGAAGCGATGGCCATAGATTTCCTTGACCTCCGTGTACCTACTCATTGTGAGCGTCCAAATCGCTCAAGATCGCGTTCGCGGCCTTCTTCTTCACAATCCAAATGTTCTTCTGGCCATCGAGCAGCTTAGGCTCGCCGTTCTCAAATTTACTAGCCTTGAACTTTTCCAGCGTCTTGCGGAAGTCAGCCGGAATGTCATTGGCCAACGTTTCCTCGATGCGCTTGTAAATAACCTTGCCGAACGCCACGGTAGCGTATTCGTTGGCGGTTTTGGTGCTGTCCAACAGCTCTTTGCGTTGCTCAGCTTTAGCCTTGTCCGTGAGGAAATTGCTGTCGCCGATGGTCGCTTTCATATCGTCATTGTCGCGGTCATTCGTCGGAATCAGGAAGTTGTTGGTGATGAAATTGCGTATCGCGTTGGTGTTGGCAATGGACAGCGCGTAGTTGTTGCCCACGGAGATACCCATGCCGGAAATGTCAAGCTCGATGCGCTCCTCACTGTACTTGTCTCTGAACGTCGCGCAACCTGTGATAATGATAATGAAAATCTGCTTGCCGTTGTCGTTCTTGGCAAGCGTCAATTCTGGACGGTACGTGCTCCACGTGAACGACATGTCGCACGCATCAGCGCACATGCCTAAAAACGACTTGTACTGCTGAGTGTCCACGTAGTCGTAATCGATGTTCGATACGTTACTGTCGAACTTCAACACTTTCGGAGCTTGCTCACGGACGTAGGCCCCGAGCATCTGATAACGCTCCCAGAACGACAGCTCAGCCCGTGGCTCGCTGGCTTCCTCGATCTTCTCATCCGCAACGGAAATCTCTTCTTTTTTGACTACCATCTTGTTTGAAACACCTCCTGTTGATCTTGCCCTGTGAATGCTTTTAACTTTTCGATCGCTTCTCTATAATACCAGTGTTTGTCTATCTCGTCAATACCTTTCAGATTGAAATCCTCTAAAGCACAAACTGGCGAACTAGGAAATATGGCCGGGTTTCCTTCACCTTTGCGTTTGAAGAAAGTGAAGCCTTGTTCGCGCGTTGCATAGACGCGGTGAACTTTTCCGTTGATGGGCTCGTACTCATGGAAGTTCTTTACTTGGTATTTGGTTTTCTGTACCACTCTTTGCGGTGCGTAATTGTCTTCTCTCCACGGAACACGCCCGGTCTCCGTGTACGCGCTGCCGGCTTTCAGAATAACTTGAAAACGCTCCAGATCATTGCATTTCTTAACCGTCTCCTCGACCGATATGTTGTACAGCAAGCTCTTGACGATGGCCTCATCGATGATGGTAGCCGTGTTGGATTTGAAGTCTCCCCCACGCCAGTTCTTAACGGTGCCTCCCTTCGCCTTGACCTTGCCGGTGTCGAACTCCATGACGTAGTTGTTCACATCACGCTGCCACAGCTGCTTGATAATGTCGGTGTCCACCGTGAACCCGGTCAATTCCTTCCAATCCTCGATAACCTCATCGAGCACGGGAACATCCTCGTCCGGCACGGACAGCACCCAACCGTCGGTATTGAGTTGCACAATCTCCATATCAGGAACCCTGTCATGGAGGCGGTTCATCAAATCTATGATCAAAAGCTGGCCGGTGATGCAAACGCAAGTTCCCATGAACGGATCGTAGAGCTTATTGTACTGATTCTTCAAACAACCGTAAACCGTGTTGAGCACCAACTTTGCAGCATCTGCCTGTGACTTCCAATAGGCAGCACCTTTGGTATCGCCCTTGGCCTCGCACTCTCTAATGTGCTTTTTCGATGACATGCGAAGATCGTAAAAGTCGGCGTACAGGTGAATCCACTCGGGAGGTATGCCACGGGAGAGGAAGTTGAAGATGATCATCATCGACGGATAGAACGAACCAATGTCCTGAATCAGAACGGTGCGTCCGTTTCCGCTGACGAAATGATCGGGCCTAGCTACGTACCGATGTTCAATCGTACCCTTCCTAGGGCCGCTTTTGAACATGTGCGGTACGATACTCCCCGTGCTCGCATGCAACCCTCCAATTCCCATGATCGTGGGCGTGCCGTACAGGTCGAACAAAATAGGTTCCAGCTCTTCTTTCCATCCCGAGAACGTGTTGATACCCGACACGAAATCTCGCACAATCTCAGGCAACCTATCGAAGTCGACAATGTCATCCGGCAGTCTGTCGATGTAGTACTCTTTGCCAAAGGTGTTGATCGGGTCGCAATGAACGGCATGAAGCGCTTCAGAAACCACGCGAGCGTTAGTGTTCTTCATCATTTCAGCGTCGCTCAGATCGGCCATTTCGCACAACGTTTTCTTGGTGCGGATATAGTCGTAACGCAAACGGTACAACCTCTCCGTGGCCTCAACGTCGTGGATACAGTAATGAATGGCTCCCTGCAACTCCTTTTCGGTCAACGGACGATCAATGTCGAACGAAACGTTCGTTTCCTCAACGTCCATACCGATGTTACCTTCGATCTCTTTGAGAGACTTTCGAGGTACAATGTCATGGAACAGATCGATGATAGGTGGTACTTCGACTTCCCAAGATTCACTTCCAAGATAATCCCAAGCATCCCTAAAGCTGTCGTAGATGAGAATGTCGTTCAGCTCTTTGAGCTGTCGATTGGTGAAGCCCATCAACGTGCCTTTAAGGATATACTGATCATAGTCACGGAAGTTGTAACCGACCAACCATATGCTAGGGTGCTCGGCTATGAAGTCCATCACGGCATCCACGTCGTTGTGGAACCATACAACCTCTCCTGTCTTGTTGCTCTTGAATACCCAGATCAGGTCGTATGCGTAAACCTCACAGTCTGAGAACCACAATTCAGGCTTACCCATAATCATCCTAACCTTCGATCAACGTCTCGGTTTGCTTCGTCACATATTTCCACATGCGGACAGTCTTTCCGTCTATCCACTTTTGTTCTGCTTTCACTCCACGCTCACCCAGCTTACGGCTGAGCAGAATCTTGCTCAACGGTTTGGTAATGTTGTTCTCGACGCACCAATCCACATAATCTTGATAAATCTCGTTCGGATTGCTCCAAGTGTTCGGATGCCGCAAAGGATCGACGATAACCAAACGCTCATCGACGTACTGATCGAAGAATTCCCGCTGTGTCTCACGGTACTTGTTCGATGCCAGCCTGACCGCAGGCGGCTTCTCACCGTACGTGCAGCCGTTCTCGTAGAAAGTGATTGCACCATCCACAAGCCATTTCAAAATGTACGCGCCATCTTCGGCAATGAGCACATCCTGAAAGTTCGTTATCATTTCGTCCCGTGTGATTGTGGCATCGAACGGGATAACCGTCAAGCGTCGCCACGTACCCTCATCGTTGTCCTTGACCTTCGGCAGATGGTTGGTAGCGAGTAAAGTCGAATGCGTAGGCTCGAACTCGATGTAACCATGGTTCAGCACTCGTCCGATCATGGTATCCGATGACACCATGCGCTTCACGCTCGCCGTGGACAACACCTGTCCGCTTTCCGTCTCCTGTCCAATCACCAGGCGCTTGCCCTTGATCTGCGCGATGGCGATCTGCTGTTCGTAGTTCACCTTCGACATGAGAATGTCGGGGTTCACGGAGGTGCAATAATCGCCCAACACCGCTTTCATGATCGAGAACAGCGTGGACTTGCCGTTCGAGCCTGAACCTGTGGCAATGAGAAGGTTTTCCTCGTATACCTTGCCAACGCATGCCGCGCCCATCTGCACCTGCATGTAGTCGATCAACGATTGATCGTTGCAGAACGTCCGATTCAAAAACTCGTCCCACATGCCGTTGTTCTCGGCGTTAGGATCGTACACGATGTTCGTCACCTGAGAGTTGAAGTGGTTCCACATGGGAGGATACGTCTCTCCCGTGCGCAAATCGACCACGACGTTGGGCGTGTTAAGCTCCCAGCCGTTCGAATCGAACAAGCTAGCAGGTTGCTTCATCATCCCTTCTGCCAGCTTCAACATGGCACGGATACCCTTCTCGCTGTTCGTCTTCTTCGCGTGGTTCATGAAGTTAGCCGCAGGTGCCATAATCTCCTTACCCTCACGGCTATCGGGCGTGCAGCACTCGTCCGAGCACTTGTCCTCCAACATCGACCAGTATTCCTTGGCTATGTACATGACGTTCTCAGCGAACTCCACCGCACACTGTTGAGCACGGTATTCCTGTCCCAGCTCCCAGTTGGAACCGCAGTAGTAGCACCAACCCCACTCGGAAGTGTAACATAGCTCCTGTGAGAACAATTCGGCGAAGGCTCTAGCATTTCCCACGTCGGTGTAGTCGTGCAACGGAAGAAGAATCTCACCTTCCGGATTCTCGCTCAAGCGTAACGCAACGTCTGAAATGTTCTTCACCTTACGGTCATTGTCCGCTGCGGTTGTTGTTGTCATGCTGACAGCTTTGATAATGCTGTTCTCCAAATAATCCGAACGCGAAGCAACCTTATCAAGGTGTCTGCGATCCTTGGAGTTGACCCACGGGGAATCGAGGAACACTTGCTCGATGGCTTCAATGTCTCGGTTCAACCAGTACGCCAGCTTGCACAGAAGCGCCATGTCGTGCGAGCTTTCATCGTCCTCGTGGTCTGTGTCGTTGAACAGACGATGGAGCTTGTCATCATGCGTCAGACCAATGTCCAGCCATTCAGCGGTTGACTTATCCCCATGGTCGATGACGATAGCTTCTGGCTTCACAGCGGTTTCGATAGTCGGTAGGTACTTTTCGAACAGCCAGTCGATCTCTTTCTGCATGTTGAGAACCCGGTCGCCGGATTCAGCAACATGATCGCCTGTGACCGTCACGAAGTTGTAACCGGTGTACACTTCGACGCCGGGAACTCGCGTTCGGTCATTCGGTTTAGTACCTTGACAGAAGATATGCAACCCGTTGCCGCTCGGGCTGTACTCTATATAGGTCACGATGAAATGATCTACAATGTCTTGTGCCATTTCGGTCAGCGTGCCGTCATCCTTGAAGCAATCGTCCAAGTCGATACCCATGAAACCATGCAGGAACACGAAGCCAACACCGTCAGCGTCGTGCATTTCCACACCAGCCAACGCTCGGTCGAAGTCGGTGAACATACCTTCGTCGGCCTTAGAACACACCTCACCCGAAAAGGGTGATACGGGGGGCTTTCCGAACTTGCCGTTACCTTTATCGATCAGCTTGTAGATAAGCCACAGGGGTACGTCAGTCATTTCCTTCGGGAACGAACGCTTCATAAGCGTATCCAAAGAAATTGTCATCCAGCTCACACTCCAATTCGTCTAGCTCCTCGTAATAATAGAGCTCGTTCAAGCACTCATCACGTTCGGCTATCTCATCGGCTAGCTGATTTAGGTTTACGCTTTCCATTTGCGAACCCCTCCTCTACTGCCGCCAATATCTGATTGGTCGAACGTGTTATTACCTTTTTCAACTCCGTGAGCTCCTTGGTTCGCAAACCGCAGTTCATGATAAGCTGGTCGCGTATGACGTTGCAAGCATGGTCAAGAGTGGACGGGTACTTCCCCGTGTCCTTCCATTCCATGACTTCTTCGCCGGTATCTCGACGAGTGGTCGCACCCCACTCGTAAATGTTATAGCATAGGTGATTCGAATATGGGACTATCTTGTAAAGATTGTTACCGTCAGCATCGCATATAGTCCACTCCAAATCACCCGTGTCCTTAGCTTGTACGCTCATAATAACCTCGCATTTGGTTCTTAAGTCGAACAGCATTGATCAAATCTGTATATTCTTCGTCATCGACACCATAAAAACGAAGAATACTTTCACACACATGCATAACGTCGATGAGTTCCATCAAAGCGTTCATTCGCTCAACGCATGGAGCAAATCTATCGTTGGGAGCAACAGACATTCGAGCTGCTTCATATACATCCATACTTGCTTTTACTTCTTCGATTTCTTCGTCAAGTTTCGCCATAAGAGACCTGTTCGAAACATCAAGCTTTAGTTTAATCTTCGGGAACAAGTACCCTCTATTTTCGCTCAGCTTCAATATGTGCCACCTCCTCTATCATAAAATCTATATACTTACGTGCTTTAAGCAAATCTTGCTCGAGTCCTTTATCCTCGTAACGCCAAATATATTTGAGCACATTGCCGCGACAATAATCTCGGTAACCTTTTGAACCAAGCATTCCTCGAATGGCTTCGATGCACTCCATACCATCAGGTTCTTGGGCGTAATGCGAAGGACGATTTACGTTATCTGTCATACTGTCATCATCGCGATAACGGACGTAACCAGGAACCACATGAGCGCTACCATTGCGCTACCAGCTGCGATACCTTTGAATTTGGACGTAACCTTCGGAGGCTTAACTACGGCTATGTTACAAAAAGTGTCCGTAAAAAGCGCAATACACCCGCTGATGCCAGCAACAGCACCGAATAGAAGTGTGATAACTCCCATAACTTGAACCATTATACAACCCCTTTAGCCAACATCCAACCGATCAACATGCTCATCAAGCAGATAGCGATCCACCGGGTTACTAGCTGCGGTGGCCACTTATGCATCGCTCTCACCAGCCATGAAGTCCATCAACACTTTGAGGCCGTGCATTTCACCGTCCAAATCGCCCAGCGCCGCGCAGCACCGAATATAATTGCTGATCTCCATGATCAACTTCCAACCTTTGATGACGCATTGATCGTAAGGAACCGACCGATCATCCACTATGGACATATACTCTTCCATCTTCTCCTTGACGAGGTCTTCCTGCTTATCGGTCACGGCGGTGGCCTCGGCAAAGCATTCCGTTACGCCCTCGTTAAGCTCATGCGGATTCTCAGCTTCAATCTGATTGGCAGCTTCGTTCCAAGCCTGTGCTAGCTGGGCATTGTTGTTAGGCGGGAATGGATATTCCAGCCGTACCTGATAATTCGTAGCCATAGTTCTCCCACGCACCTTCCTTAAAATCGTTCTTCGACAACAGATACACTCGATTCGACAGACGATAGAATGATATATCATCAGTGCCGAAATTGTCAAGGGCGGCAGCGAACATCGAATGGGCGACGCCCATGAACCGCTCTTGATCGAAGTCTGCTGTGAACACCAGTCCTTCGATAGGTTCGTCACCCTCTTTGGGGGCCATAATGAAAATGGCTGGACATTTCGTATCCACAGCAAAGCGGAACAAAACCCCGGCCATCAACGTTTCGATAGATGACAAACCTTGTGCGGCTTCGTTGAATTTGCGAAGCTCGACTTGCTTTCCCAGTTCTCGAAGCCGCACCGTGGGCAGAAATGCTATCAATTCTTAGCGAGTAGCGCCACTGCGATGATGAGCACGCACGCGAAGGACAACCCCCCAACTCCGAATGCGGTAAAGACCACCATCCCAAGCCAACACAGAAACAAGTAAGCTAGCACTGAAATAGCCAAGCAAGCTATCACGCCAAGAATTCTACCGATGATCTTGACTGCGTTCATGATTAAGCGTTCACCTCGATAACCTTCTCGGTGGACAGGTGCTCGACATGACGCAGCGTCGCAACCGTGTAAGCCATGGCGGCGAGCGCGTCCACGATAGCCTGAGCGTATTCTTCGTCCTTGAACGTGCGGGCGATTGAGCCACGGGGAGCGTCCAGAATCTCCAGCATAGCGTCTATAGCGCTAGCGCTATCCGAAACAATGTTGCGGGTGATTGCGTCCAGAATATCGGCCAGAAGCTCGACGCGAGCCTTGCCGCGAACCTTGTTAACGTAACCAGCGAACCCTCCGTACAGATTGCCAGTCAACCCCTTCTTGCGGCTCAACTTTTCGACTCGCCCATCTTCGAACGCATCGATCAGCATTTCATTCACCACGTTGCTGATGAACTCCATCGTCTCCACGCCATGCTCCGAAGCCTCGCGCTCCTTCGGGGTGGCAGCCGCATCAGCCGCATCGTACAGGTTGTCCAGAACATCGTCCATCAGCTGCTCCATCGTCCCGTAAGTAGTCATACTAAGCTCCTTTTCTCATTTTCATTTCAGCATGTTCCTTGCGTTTAAGCTCAATCCATAGCTTCTCGTTGAAGTCCTCGTGAGTTTGCAAGCGTTCGTAAATGTCTCGTTCAATCGAGTCCTTCGTCAAAAGGAATGTGAACGTGCAAGCCCGTGAAACTCCATTTCGATGCGTACGGCTTCTGCTTTGATCGAGCACCGTGCTCGACGTGCAAGGTTCATAATAGATTGTATCACTTGCAGTATATAAGTCAATACCCGCGTTCGCACTTTTATACTGGGCGAGAAAGACTTTACACTCGTTTGCGCTCGCCGCTTGGAAGTCTCGCCAAATGTTCTTGTTCGATTGTTCTCCGTTGAGGAACATGAACGGTATTTTGAGCTTCTTCAAAGCGTGTGCCAACGTCTTGAACGATTCTATGAACTCATAGAATACCACCGTCTTGTTCGGGTTGTTCTCAATCAACTCCATGGCATATTCCACCTTGTAGTTGTTGAGGGGCAGCACCTTGTCCTCGCCCTTGATATGTCCCGATGCGATTTGACGTAAACGCAGCGTCCTTACCAACGCGTTGTCGAACACCTCTTCCGTGGCTTCGATCACGTTCTCGTTCAGCGCGTCCAAATACGTCTGTTCCGTGCTCGCTCCTGTAGCCTTGTTCGTGCCTCCCTTCCATGGTATCTCGATCACATTATCAGGCATTACCTCGGGTAAGTCCAAGCACTCGTCCTTCGTGATTGACTGGGAATATCCTGCCACCTCGGTAAGCAGCTTGTCCGCGTTGCGGTACCCGTCAATCACCTTCACGTAAGTGCCCGGAAGGAAATGCGTTTTCAAATACTCCCGCTCGAAGCTGGGGTAATTGTAGTAGTTGCCTCCTGTGACCGTCATCATGAACGACCAAAAATCTTCCAATCGTGAGTTGGTCACAGGGGTTCCCGTCATGGCGTAACGATATTTGATGCGGTTGATCAGGCCTTTCGATCTTCCTGTCCCAATCACGTACTTGCTTCGGTTGGATGTTGGACGAGCCAGGCAATGCGCTTCGTCCATAACTATAGCGTCGAACTCGGTGTTGTCGACTAGTTTTCTGTACTTGCTGTCTTTACGGGACAGCTTCTCGTAGTTCATCAAGACGATGCGGCCGCGCAGAGCCTCCGATCTGTAGGCTAAGCCCTGCTCCTCCATCGTGTCCAAATCCCTATCCACGACACCTAGAGCCGATTTGGGAGCAAGCCATAGGATGTTCTCCACTTCACCGCTTAGCACCAGATTGGATAGGTGGATAAGCATAGTGAGCGTCTTGCCGCTGCCCATATCCCAGAACAAACCGAAACTATCGTGCTCGGCTAACAGCTCGATGCCTTTAGCCTGGTGCTCGAACAGCTTGATCAAAAGCTCATCACCTTCCAATTGCGATTGACCAGTTCCAACGTATCGTACGGAATCGTACACTGATCGCCATGGCCAGGGTCTATCACCGTGACGTACTGCTTGCCGCGGGGGGGGTCAAAGTACCTCCGCGCTGGCTTCACATAGATATAATACCGATGGCCATTTTGAACATAGAACGGATTGTAGGGTACCCTGCCCGACGTGCCGACGAATCGAGCGATCATTTGCGCACCACCTTGAATCGAGGAGCCGTAGTAGGCTTAACGCAAGCGCTGTACTCTTCGACCCCGTATCGTTTGATGAAGATGTTCTTGTCGAAGCGCTTCGACGTAACCTCGGTGACCTGCACCTTGAATCGGTCGGTTTCGAAGTCTCCTTGTGCGTTGCGGAACTCCTCTTTGAGTTCCGACAACAACGAATCCGCAATGTTCTTGTGGCGTAAATACTGTTCTGCCAGTTGGTTCACGCGTTCTTTGCGCGTTCCGATCAGCTTTGACATGATGCGCTCCTTCCTTCGGCATTCCTAGCATACCACAAAATCAATCCGGTGAATAGCCCCAATGCGAAACCGCCATGTTCGGATTCTCGACCAAAGTATCGATTGTGCGAGCGAACGACGTGAAGTTGTATTTGTCCACGCAGCACGCCACGCCTCCGCAACTCGCTATCTTGTTCAAGCGCATGATCTGGGCTTTCGTGAGCTGATACGGGCCGTTCTTATCGTCTTTCACCTCGATGCCGACGAATCGACCGTTCACACAGGCGATAAGGTCGGGCATGCCTGTGGTTGACGTAACCCGCAACCCTATGCACTTGCTGTGATGTTGCAGCAGATGTTTGACCTTCTGCAACACGCTTGCTTCGTTAGCCATATCAATCCTTTCCCAAAACCATAAGGAACGACGCATACCACGCAACGCACCATGCTAGCAACAATCCTATCACTTCCAATGGAGACGTAGGAGCAAAGCCTGGCAGGAGAGCTGCCAGCGTGAGACACATGACCACACCGGCAGCTAACCTTACCCTCCGCTTATCCTCGGCTGTCATTTTACAGCTCTTTCAACAGATTGCGATGTTTGATATACTCGATGGTCTTTTCCAGCTTGACGTAAGGTATTGCGGCACGAATGAAGTCTCCCCACACCATATCGTACAATTCTACAAGATTCTTATCAGCGCACACATCAAGCAAAGCGCTGGTGAAGTCTGCCGTAGCCCGCAGCGTATCCGGGTTGTGGGTGCCCTTCCACAGCCTGAACTCCACGGTCGCGGCAGGAGATAAGTTAACCGCCTTGTAACGGTTGTGTCCTGCATTCTCCATCTTGAGGCGTAACAACTCGTTATTGTCAACCTTGTTGATGTCCGCCCGTGGACGATCAGCCCAATGCCGCGCTTGCGCCTTGCTAATACGCCGTCCGAACTGGCATAGCTCGGGATAGAACTTGTCGAAGATCAGCAGAACCTTGGCCATGGTAAGATCGAAGTTCGAGATGGAATCCTTGTTCACATGGATGTGTAACCCGCACGTCTTTGTGTTGTGCGACCGCATGTGGTACTTCTTGGCTTGCTCATGGATGAAGTCGAACGGGTAACCGTCAAGGGCATAATCAAGCGCGATGGGAACCGTCGTTATCTCGACCCCCGTGACCTCGCCAAGATCGTTACGCAACGAACCGTCATGCTTGAAGTAGAACAGATGATCGATCCCTGCGTCTACCGCGGCGTCATAGCAACCTTCCACGAACTCGTTACGCTCGCCTTTATCGACCTCAATTTCCAAACCGACGTAACGCACGCCTTTAACCGGACGGCCCTTGTGACACTCGTCACGTGCATGAGCGAACAAAGGAGTGGGCTTGTAGTAGCACTGTTTCACCAAGTTGTCTCGGCAAATGATGCGCTCGCAATCGTTGCATCTTTCGGCAGCCTCGTTCCAATTCTTAGCGGGGACGAAGGACAGACACTCGTCACAGTATTCGTATTCGTCCTCCAAAACATCACGAGGCAAGCACTGGGAACATACGTACGCTCGAGTGTTACCGGTTGCCTCCGAAGTCACAGGGTGCATGTCCCGTCGTACGTGATATTCGCCGCATATCGCGCAAACCTCCACCTCGTAGACGGCACATTCATGGCATAGGTGCTCGAACGCGTTGCCGTGGCTATTGAGCACGTCATGACCGTCCAGCTCATCATGATAGTCCGTCCTAGTCCTTTGCTGGCACAATTGGCACCTGGGCGTATCGGAATAAAGCTCCGCGTAAATCCATTCTTCGAGCTGGTCTGCTTGCCGGTCGAATAGCAGCCGGCGCATGGTGGCGCTGGCGAGCAATGTACTCCCAGTCATATCGTGAAAATCGACGTCGAGAAAACATCCATTCTCGAATCGTTTAACCTCGAAGCCACCCGACAAACAATCGACGCGGTAAAGCTCTCCGTGTTCAACCAAGTACGCTCGATTGGTCTTGAAGTTCGTAAAATTTCCCTGTTCGACAGTTTTGATCATCACCCTGGCCAGGTTATGCACCGGAGTGTCCACAACGTATTCTCGCACCGAGTCGATGGAAAGGCTGGCGATCAGATGATCATCGACCGTGATCTGGAATAGCCTGCCCTCGTCCTCCCCGACCGTGCATAACTTGCACCTGTTTTCCGTGCCTATAATCTCGATAACAGACATTATCGCACCTCCGTTTCCCGTATATGCCCGCCGTTCTCGACAAGTTCACGGATGCCGTCGGGACACACCCAACCCAAATCCGTCACGTTCTGCCACTCTGATGCAAGCCCCACAATCTCGTATATTTGATGGTGGGCGCAAAAGCGGCATGTCATATTAACGCCGTCGATCTTGAAATAACGTTCGCCGTAACGGCACTCATCGCAAACCTTCACCGTCTTGCGCTGGCCGTCCGGCATGGTAACCTTGAGCTCTCGAAGGTCGCCGGGATGATGCACATTGCCGCATAACTCGCATCGAGCGACGGACTTATCGTGCGCACACGCCTCGCAATATACAGGGTACCCGTACGTCGCACTAGTATAATCCGGGTGCGGCTCGCCGTAGCACTTATCGCACACCCGAAGAAAAACCTCCTCGTTCGCCCACACGCAAGAATCTTCGTTGAACTCGCGACAACCGATCAACTCGTCGAACGCCTCATCGGACGCAACCCTCAACGTGCGTTCGTTGCCGGCTGCCAGGATGAACTTAGTGGTGTAACCCTGATACGCGATCATCCAACGGTAACCATACTCGTCCCCGGCATCGTCCTTGTGATACCTTCCGGCTTGAAGGCAAAGATGAGAGTCCTCGAGAGCAGACTTCACGCCCGTAAGATAGCTATCGATGAGAATATCCGCGTTGTTCGCATCGCACGTCGGCGCTTCGAGAAATACGTCCTTATGCGTGCAACCGTCCATCATGACACACCACAGATGGGCGACGTTGGCAAGGTACTCAACGATCAGCTTGCAATCGTTCCCCTTGTCGAACTCCTTGACCATCTTACGAATCATACTCGTGTTGCGGCCACGCAACCGCTCGATAGAGCCGGCTGCCGTGTCGTAGTGCCGTCCAAATGCTCTCATTGTTCCTTCTTTCCGATGCGGTAGCCTTGCCGGCCTGTTTTTCCTACGCTTGCCCAACCTTAACGCTATTGTCGCGCTTGTCAACCCTAACTGTGAAGTCTACACCGATCATAGGCGTGGAGAACTGCATGGTGTACACGTCCACGCACTTCCCACAACTCGCGCTAGTGAGGTGGACGCGCCCGACGAACAGCCCGGTGCGCAACCGCAGCTCGCTCTCCAGCAGCTCGGTGTCGATGCCGCCCGTGTCCTCGATGACTCCAGGTTCTTGCTCGAAAGTTTCTTTGATCTGATCCATCATGTGGTTCATGTCGTTTTCCTATCCTTTTTCTCGATCTTACCATCGCCAGCAGTCGTTATAGTCCACCTCGTCGGCGTCCTTCGGCTCATCGTCCATGTGCCGCGTATACGTGTAAGCCACGAGGTAGCACGCTACGATAACAACGCATTCCAGCCACCCTTCGAAAATGCAAACCACGAGGGCGACCGACCCGAAGAAATACGCCGCGAAGTCAATGAGCCTAGTCATCATAGCACCGACGTACGCGTTACTCATCCTCATCACCTTCGTCCTCGATCAGGTCATGCGTGCCGTTTACCACGAACTCGATATCGTCCAGCGTGTCGGTGCTCAAACCGTTGATAACACACACCACGCGCAGCGTCTCCTCGCTCACGCCCAGTTCGATAAGCCCGTCCCACATCTTGTTAAGCTTGTCCATCATGCCGATCGCCGCCCTTCTGGTCGTTGTCGCCGTTGTCGTTGCCACCGTGCGCCTCGATCCATGCATCGCACGCCTCGATGACCCCTTGCCCGAACTCGCCGGGCAGCTCGCCGTCCAGATACTCGTCCGCGTACGCCTCGGCCACGCCCATGGCGTACCAGACGCCGCACTGCCTGCACGTCTCGACGAACCATGCGCGCCCGTCGGCCCTCCGACCGCCCTCGCCCATGCCACCACCTCCCGTGTCCTATCCGCCATGCCATCATATATAATCTAATTACAGTCCATTCGTGCCCTATCATAGAGATAGCGCCCTTGCCAGCGTGCTGAAACAAGCCCGCCCACGGGGACGCTATGCAGTTGTCAAGGTGCCGCCAGCCCGTCGGGCACGTTCTCGGTGCCCCGCTTGCTGACAATCCACACTATATGCCCCGGAGCCACGGAGGTCAAGGGGCGTGCTCCCGTCTCCACGATCCCTCCATATTCCGATGCGAGACGATGGGAGACGGTGAAGTTAGACAGGGTTGACTTCGAAGTTAGCCGAGACCTACTTTATTTTCGGCCAAAATGCGGTATGTCGGTAGGCGCAGGTCACAGGGGGTGTTTTTCGTTCGTTCAGCATAAGGCCTGATAGATGCGTAAAGGTAGCCTTGGTTAACTCCTTTACGTATAAATGTTCGCTTTTTGGGAAAAATAAGGGAAGTTTATTAATGGCGAGCTGGGATTATAGAACAGATGTTGCACGAACAAATATGCGGTATGTGTGTTTCCGCAGGTCAAAGGGGGTGTTTTAGGTACTAAAATGAGTTCCTACCGATGAAAAAAAAGCGAACATATATACGGTAGGCCCTGATCAGTCTAATAGTCCTTTACGCATACCGATAAAAACACCACCGTCCAGAATTCTGCAGTCAAAAATAAGCTACTATATAGCATACTAACTAATTACACTCCTATATATACCTTTGCCAAAAAAGGCCGTTTCATCGGTATGCGGTAGGAAATGGGGTTTGACCTGCATGAATAATCCTACCGATGAATTTTCGAATTGTGGAGAAACGAGCCTCTGACCTGCACCTACCGATGCTATCAGGGGAAACACCTTCATCGGTAGGTCCTGATCAGCGATAGGGTGCAGTTGAGAATAATACAAATATTTTTGCGGTTTTAATTACTAGTGAATAACTCAACATTAGAATATGCAGTGTTTTCGAGGGTCAAAAACCGTTCACCGGCGATTTGCTACCGTTCACATGCGTGTAGCGTTACAACTCGCCGGCGATTTGCTACCGTTCACCCTTTCCGCAGGTCAAAAGGGGTGTTATGCAGTTTTGAGGTGATTTTATGCATTTCGGGTATCACGAGGGGTGGTGCGGCAGCTTAATCCTAGTAGTTTGGTAGGGGATACGACTACAAGATATAGAGACCAGGGAAACGAGTGGTTTGCATTTCCCCTGATGAATTGCAGCGAATTACACATATGTTATAATTTGCGAAATGAGAATTTTCAGTCCCAAAAGCCTTGACCCCTGTGACTTATGTGGGAATTGTGAAGACAGGGGATCGTGGTGGAGGGAAGGGGGTGGGGTGGTGTGTTATAGCATCAGCGCTTAAAGATAAAGCGCAGCGGGTTCCCCCCGTGACTATCACAATACACGAGGAAAGCAGGCGGCTGTGAAGATCAATATGGATACGTTCATCGAAGTATTAAGCCATGAAATGGCGAGCAAAGACAATTATCAGAATAATCTCGATCACGGTTTAATTAGTGAGGGGTAATATCATGGATAAATTTGAGAATGCCGGTATCGATATTGACGAGGCCGATCCTCGCTATGAGAATCCGAGAATACAGGCGGCCTATGAGTGGGCGTGTGAGTGGTTGTGTGATAGCACGACGGCGGCGCACATATGCGATCAGTGCGACGCATACGGTAGCACGGTGATTAGCGTGACGGCCGATGAGTGGTATTCCGATGATGAGCTGCGTGAGAATTATACGTGTCTCATTGGCGAGGATGTGGGTTTGTCGACGTTTATTATTGAGCTGCTATAGGGAGGGGCTAATCATGTTACTGGAACTTAAGGTTGTGTACAGCAATCAGAAGAGTTTTTACGGCAAGGCGTGCGTTCATGAGGTCAATAGCCATATCATCGACCTTTACAGTTACGATACTGATAGCTCTGTAAGCGTCTCACAGCCCGTATGAGGGCGGGTTTAGCCCCTTAGGGCACAAGTACCCATGATCTTTAAAATAGGGCCTTTTATGGGCCCTATTTCTTTTGTGTAGAAATTATGTTTTTATTTATTTATTTTTACCCTTCTGCAATACCCCTTGGGGTATACCCCTTCTGTGATGCCCCTTCTGGGGTACCCCTTGGGGTATACCCCCTATAGAGCAGCGCCCCTATATATGGGCTTATGTGAGCATATAATCATATATAATTTAATTATAGTTCTGATCCTGGAAAGTATTTTTGAATTTGTTTTTTATTGATTCGCAAAGAAATATGGTACACACCTGCCCTCCATCAATTTGTGTTTTTTTTTATGAAAATTGGAAAAAAATAATTGACATTTGCGATATGATACCCCGATTTGGGTTGGTGGACGGTACCCTCCCCCTATTGTCTCGCCGAAGGCGGGGTGCCGCATATCAACGCCGCAATCACTCCAAGTATAAAACGAATCCCCTTAACTCCCCTTGAATCCCCCTTGAATTTCCCTCAATATCCCCTCAACCCTACCCCCTTCGCGCATGCTATTCGACCCACCCCCTCGAAACCAAGCCGAAATCGGCGGGGAAATCCCCTTGAAAAACGCACCTCCCCTGTGTTCATACACGCTCAAAATTCCCGAAAATATAGTTTGAAAACCAATATTGCCCGTGTTATAATGATTGTGTCAGACAATTCCAAAGGAGGCGCGAAGGCGGTGGGCGAATGAGCGTTAAAATGAAAATATTAGTAGCTTGCGAAGAAAGCCAAGTTGTAACTGAAAATCTTCGAAAACTTGGCCACGAAGCGTATTCGTGCGATCTGTTAGACTGTTCAGGTGGTCATCCCGAATGGCATATACGTGGGGACGTGCTACCACTGTTAGAACAACCATGGGATATGGTTTTAGCTTTTCCACCGTGTACTCATTTAGCATCGTCTGGTGCTAGGTGGTTCGAGCAAAAACGAGCAGATGGCAGACAACGGCAAGCTATAAGCTTTTTTCTTGAATTTACAACTCTAGACCATGTGCCTTTGGTTGCGATTGAGAACCCAATCGGTATCATGAGCAGTAAATATCGTAAGCCAGATCAGATAATACAACCTTGGATGTTCGGACATCCTGAAACTAAAGCAACGTGTCTTTGGTTGAAAGGACTGAAACCACTCGTTCCAACTGATAACGTTCGTGAAGAAATGGAGACACTGCCGACATCGCAAAAACACCGCGTTCACTATTTACCACCCGGCCCAGAACGATCAATCCTCAGAAGTAAGACTTATTCGGGAATAGCTAAAGCAATGGCAGAACAATGGGCTGGCAAAGCAGAGTTTGAGGTGGAGGCGCTCGAAGAGCGGATGGGGCGTTGACAAGCCGGGGAGGGTATGGGATAATATAGGACGTTCCGTGGTGATACCCGCCATGTGATACACCTCCTTCTGGC